AACGATGACCGTTCGTTTTTCAGCTGGGCCGCTAGTCTCGAATATCTGACTCGTTTTGTTTCGCCGTTGTTAGTTATAATCATATTACGAACCAAGTAATGTTTTCCCCACCGCCGACGGCTGACCGACCGTACCCAGTGGCGATGTCAATAACGTGCTGTTACGAACCTGAGCCCCTAACGCAGCTCGACGCTGTTTCTCGCGGGCCGCGTCCCTGTTCGCGATACTCTCGTCATTCGCTGATTTCTGTGCCGCTTCATCCAGTAATTTCTTCTGGGCCTGAGCCTGGTCGTTAGCCGCGTTCTCTGCGCGTTTCCCGGCCTTATTACTCTGAACGGTCGAATACGCGCTTGTCCCAACCGTTGCCACGGCCGCTATGATCGATGCTGTTATCGCCATATTATTTATCCAGTCTTTTACCGAGGATCATATCTATGTTTTCATACCCTAACCTACGAAACAGATCGATCGTGTGCGGTGTCTTTGTTTTTATGTGGTGGAACACGACCTGCACACCTTCTTCACTGAGCTGTTTCTCCGTCCACAAAATAAACTTAAAACCGAACCCGCGTTTCTCCGGGTCGATAAAAATAATATCCTGCAACGCCTGCAAACTCTGCCGGTAGTGTAAATTCGCCTTAACAAAAAACACCGCGTAGCCAACGAGAACATTATCCTCATCGCGCGCGGTGTATACTCGCAGAAAACCTGCATCATCCATTTTTATATACGAATCATAATCCGGGTCGAGCAAAATATCTTTATAAAACGAAACTTCCTCCCAGTGCTTAGCCAGCAGCGGTTGAATTTCTTTGAAAACGGCCAGAGCTGTTTCTCTCTGGAATTTCATCGTTTATATTCTTAAACCTTTTTATTACGCATGTCAAAATAAATATTAAATATTTTTATCATCCAGTGGATCATACTCTGATAACAATTTTCCTCTGTCCTTATTAAACGGCAATTCCGTCGTCGAGGCCGGCTGTTCTATTTCGGCGAACGTGAGCGCCAGCGCGTCTGCCAAGTCCGGCGAAACTCCTATTCGTTCCTTGATCTGGTCTTTCGGTTCCAGTAAAAATTTCCCGTTCTGATATGTATACGTCGGAGATGTCAATTCTCTTTTTAATTCAGGTATCCTCGGCAATTTCCCGCCCCTACGTATCCACTCGCACATCTCCATCCAGCACTGTGACCGCATATTATAATAACGGGGATCGTTCGTTTTCGTTGACGCGAAATTCACGCCTAGTGTCGTCGCGTGACCTGCCGCGCGCATAACATCGATCGCGCCGTGCGCCCATCCTACGGTGTCATCAAAGAACTCACGCTCGACATTCCCCCATTTCATTTTCGCGGCCATTACACGGTTGGCAATATCAACGGACGGCTTGTCTGTGACAGGATTATGACGCATCGTTACCGGCATGAACGAACACAAACCCTGACGCGGGAATATAACCGTCCGATCATCGCCGAACCTGGCAACGTCGATACCTAACCGTTTCTGCGCCCAATCATACACGTCTGGACGCATCACGCGATTCATCGCGGCCTCAACTTCATCAATCCCGATCAGCTGATTAATACTAGCCGGCGGGAACAATCCCAGAATATACGACATGACCCACGGATTATCGCGACCCCACTTTGCGATCTGATCACGTGCCCACGCGATATCTATACGCGGCGAACGTTCTGGGTCGTCCGGGTCGCCTGTTATCGTGACAACGAACCACGATGACGCCTGATCAACGCACGCCACATACAAAACACCGTCCAGCGACGTCGGGTTACCGGCAACGACAATACGCCCGAACTCGCAGTCCGTTGACAAACCCTGTTCAGCCGAACGCAGGATCGACGGCGGGATATCACCGCCTTCATCAATTAAATATAAAATATACTTGGAGTGCAGACCGGAGAGGGTCCGGCCGATCGTTTCCTTGTCAGCTGATTTCGGATATGTCCGCGCTGACAACCACCACGACGTCGGGTGATCTTTCGAAAATATACGCTCCTTGGTCCATACAAACGCCTCGCTCAAAAACTTCGAACGCTGCTGCCACCGCGAGAACTCCGGCCACAGGTTATCCTTCAGGTTATCCGCCGTAACCGATACGCAAGCCCCTACAGGATGATGTCCCCTGTTACCCTGGCAGGTCAGGAAATTCCAACCGCACCATGCCAGCGCCGCTGTTTTACCAGGCCCAGCACACGCGCGCATCGCTATTCTTAACTTCTTGGAATCCCTCGATGCGAACGCTGTCAAGACTTTCGCCTGCCAAATATCCGGGCTGACCCCAAAATTCTCATTGACAAACAACACAGGATCTTCACGCCAACCCTTGATCTTTGCTTGTGCCGGTGTCATTTCAACGTGTCTGTTGGTTTCCCGTAGACGTGCATGTTACCAAAACCCATGTGACCGTAGTGAGTAACCCCAACCTTACGTGTCGCCCATAACTTCGCGCCTAACTGTTTAGCCCGACGAGAAAAATTCCAGTCCTCGGGTACATTCAGCGCAACGAAATTCCCCGCCGCATCACGGCTGATTATATCCTCGAACGTAAACCAGATATCGTTAACCCAGTCCTTACGAATATCGACAAGCATCAAACCAGTATTGATCAATAACAACGGATCGGAAAACGTTTCTTCATATGACTTGTGGATCTCGGTCATCGTCAGCCGACGTGGCCGCCAGTGGTGATCAGATCCGTCAACAGGCTCATCCAACGCCGTCGAGGTCATCCCGTTAGCCGCGCGCAACGGTACAACGGCAGACAGAACATCGGCCTCAACACGTTCCATCTCGTCGAGCATAACGTCTAGCCAGCCGACGCCATACGGCACAATATCGGAGTGCAACATACAGAAATGAGTAGCACCGTCCTTACGAGCGTTGAGCGCAGCGCATAACAGCTCATTAAAATTTCTTGGAAGGCACGAATAGGAGTGTGTTCGTAAACCGTGGAGTTGTTGTTTAGGTGAGCATTGGAGGACAGCGGCGACAATATCGGGGTTAATTGACAGATTGCTCGTCGGTAAACCTAGGAATACTTTGTTCATTTTCTTTACTCCCTGCGATGAGGTCTTCAAGTGTTATCTTTGCATTTACCTCGTGCCTTTGGACGAACATCCCCAGCTGTCTGCCGAGAAGATCGATCGATTTGAGTTTATCGTAGAATTTAACCTTTTTTAAAAAACCAGTGTGAACTTTTTTATTGCCTTCCATGTCGAACGTTTCCGAAACTTCAAGCCCGGCGATCGCGCGCTTGACGTCATCAGGCCACAACTCCGACGGGATTATTGCGTGGTTCTCGTCGTACACTTTCGACAAATCCACGAACGCGAGCGCCTTTAATTCGGACAGCAGCCGCTGGACCATCCATTCCGCACGCGCATCAATCGCAGCGTGGTACAGGCGCGCACGGTCTCTGTGCAAATAGATCCACTTCGCCATCGCATAATACGGCACGCCCCACACCTGGCAAAGATCGGTCAGGCTCCCGCCGTTGGCGATATTATCGCAGATAGTGGTCATTGTGGCTGGATCGTTCTGGAGGGATGATAGCTTTTCGTCCACAATAAAAAACTATCAGATAAAATAGGAACAGTCAATATATTCTTGTTATTTCTAAACAGGCATCGCCATATCTATTTTTAAATTTGATACCTTTGCGCCTTGCCCACACGTTAACGGCGTTGACCAACAGATCACGGCGCACAGGCCATGGGATAACCGCAGACCTGCCAACAGCCAGATCAGGCGCGTAGATCGTTCGTTCACTGAGCCAGAATTTTGTAGTACAGTTTATATTCGCACATATTTTTGGCGTGTGAGTTTTTCTAGTGATCCACTCATGTCCACATTTTCGACAAACACAAACTAAAATATATTTTTCCATTATGAGATCCTTTTTATTAAAATTCCTTTTGATTCCGGATAACAATAAAATTTTCTTCCGCTCCTGCGCGAGTACGAATTGAGCGCAGCAAATAACCTCGGCCTATTTTCTAGAGGTTCCGGCCAATCATACAAACGACTATGGCCAATCTCAATGACTTTAAAATTATACTTTGTTGAATTTCCATCCCAATTTGTGGTCCGGCATTTGGGGCATTGAGCCGATTTTTTCTCAGTACGCGGAAACCAAGAGAAATTACATTTTACACACTTATTTGACATATTTATCCTTTCTTTTAATAAAACTACATTCTACCCATCTTTTTCGCAATACCCAATTGGTTCCTATGTTTCTATAGAAATATATGTTTACAGTATATACACTAAATAGTATACACTATAGTATATATAC